CCCCGCATGGAATCCGCTTTTGCAATACAGGGCCGGTAAAAAGGTAGTCCACGATGGAATCTTGTGGTACGCCAACCGTGATAACGTGGGCCAGGAGCCGAAGAAATCCGATTTCAACCAGGACTTCAACAACGATTTCGGCGGGGAATCCCCGTGGCTTGTGTACAATCCATTGTCGGATTTCGTTCGCCAACAGACAATCAACGGCATCAATAAGGCGGTTCAACAATTCATCCAAGAAAAGGAATTGCGGGAAGAAACGAAGAATTTGTTGGAGCGTCGCACGTTCTTTGACGGGGCCGCAAGGCTGGCCGCAACGATTGACCCGACCGGAAAGATTGTTGGTTTCGAAATTGTCCCGGTTCGTTCGATGGGCGTTACAACGAAAATTGAACGAATCGGTTTGCAGATGGTAGGCGCAACGGGAAAGGTGCGTTTGTATCTGTTCCATTCATCCCAGGTTGCGCCGATGCGCGTAATTGATTTGTCGTTTACGAACACAAACGGCGGTTTCCAATGGTTCACGCCAGATGAACCAATCTATTTGCCGTATATCCCAGGTTCGGACGGAAACGGTAATGATTCCGGCGGTGCATGGTTCTTGTGTTACAATCAGAACGAATTGCCGGCCGGGATGCAAGCGTTGAACGTTTCCAAAGATTGGTCCGCCGAACCCTGCCAAACGTGTTTGGGCGGTTCAATTGAATCATGGCGGCAGATGACGAAGTATTTGCAGGTTTCCCCGTTCGGCATCCATGCCCCGGCCGATTTCCGCGAATACCCGGAAATGTTCGACATTGGGCAAGTAGGTTACACGAATACGATGAACTACGGCATGAACGTAGAAATATCCGTTGGCTGCGACCTTACGGATTTCATCATTTCCCAACGTGGGATTTTCGCAACGGTTATTCAGAAGCAAGTTGCCGCGGATGTGCTGCGCACAATTGCGATGAATCCGGATGTTCGCGTGAACCGAAATCAAGTTAACGTAACGCGTGACGAATTGTTGTATGAACTTGATGGAGCGCCCACGGGCCGGGCTTCCGGTCTTGTGTACGAACTCAAACAAGCATATCGGGCGTTGTCGTTAGATACACGTGGATTGGACCGGATATGTTTGCAGTGCAACAACCACGGCGTGAAATATCGCACGGTATAGTTAAATTTGCAGAAAGTGGCGTATAACGGGCTTTTTCGCCGCGGATGATAAATTATACATCTTTTCGGCGAAATGCCCGGAAAACGCCCGAAAACGGCCAACAACGAGATATGGGAATATTAAACGACTTGTTATCCCGCGTCCAAAGCGTAAACGACGGTTTGCAGACCGGCGAATTGGTTCGTGATGTAGTCGTACAACACCCGGATGATATTTTGGAGTTGCAGAAAATCCAATTATTCCAGGGATTGAACGCGAATGGCGAAGATATACGCCCGTATTACACCGAGGATTTGAAGCCGGGCGGATATTTCTATTCGGTCGAATCTGCAAAGCGGTACGCGGCATGGAAAGAATCTGGAATTAATTACCCGTATTCCGTTCAGCGTAACCCGGATGCGCCAAACTTGTACATTAACGGCCGGTTTCACGATGAATTGGGAGTACAATTTGACGTGCAGACCGTCGGGATTGTCGGAACAACGGGTTATTCCAAAGGAATTATCGCAAAATATGGCGTTTCCACGTTCGGTTTGATGATGGCTAATTGGATGGTCGTATTTGTCGAACGTGGCGCATACAACGAATTGATGAACGAAATTAGAACACGACTTTATGGGAACTATTAACGCGCCGGTTATTAAAAATCCGGTCATGTTGGACCGCATCATTGGCGAAATTCAACACGGATTGGTTGAAAATATCGAATGGTTGGATGCCGCTTTTGGACGTGCGCAGCGTTTGACAAAAGAAATGAACGGCAAACGTATAGTTACGCCGAATGTCTTTTGTGGTGGATGGAAAGGCCACGGCCCGAACGATTACATAGAGGTTTCCCCGGATTCGAAGATAGGGAATTTCTCGTTTTTCGAAATTGATGACCCGCAGACAATCAACGCCGGCCCGTGGGCGCGTGAAATCAAAGCCCCGTTTGGACTGGTTGTGTGGTTTGACTTGACCCGTGTATATGACGAAGCGTCCAACCGCAACACGGAACAGTTGAAAGCGCAAATCTTGCACGTTCTGAATGGACGCGCCGGGTGGCATCTGACCGGCGGCCGAATTGTCATCAACAAGATTTACGAACGCGCCGAAAACATTTACCGTGGTTACACGCTTTCTGAAATAGACAATCAATTTTTGATGCACCCTTTTGCCGGTTTCCGGTTCGATGGACTATTAGAATTTGAAGAACTATGTGTGGAGTAAATAACCAGATGCCCGAATACCGGGTTGCAGTAAACGACGTCGAAATTTACGATTCGTACAAAGTTCACAAACGCGATATGCGTTGCGTTCTGAAAAACATCAAACGCGACCATGAGGAAGAAACAACAGTCTTCAACCGTTCTATCTTCTCGCTGAAAATGGAATGGATTTGCCATAACTTTCTGTACAACGTTGGTTACAAGCGGGCACAAACGAAAGACGTTGATTTGGACTACCCAAGCGACCATCCGGAATGGTTGTATATCATTTGCGGTCTATTAACCTGGATAGTCGTATGGTAACAATTATTGAATTCGTGTGTTGGGTGGCGGTCGTTGCATTGGCGGCCGCTTTCTCCCTTTCATTGGCCGTTAAATGGCATTGGTTGGAGTGGTTGCAGATTCACGCGCCCAATGACTTTTTCGAACAACTGTTCAATTGCAAATTCTGTTGTTCTTGGTGGGTTTGCGTCATTATTTCGTTAACTTTGTGCGTGGCAACCGGCCATTGGATATTGTTGGCCGCGCCGATATGTTCAACGCTAATATGCCGTGAATTATGGTAACTGCGAAAATTGGAAATCACACCGTGGAATTTTATGACACAATCGAAGAATTGCCGATTGTGCGTTTTCATAAATACCAGAAGTTGTTATTGGTTGATGCCGGCGTTGGTTCTGATATAGCAGCGTTCGACCAGCGATTAGAAAAAGCCCGGCGTTTTCTGATGTCCGGTAATCCAGAAAAGGCACAACAGGAGTTGGAGAATTTGCGCCAATGCGTGTTCCTCATTCAATCCGGGCTTTCCCCGAAGCACCGAGCGTTTGCGGCCCTGGTTACGAAGATTGACGGGGAAGAATTCAACGATGTTGGGGATGACCAATTGTCCGTCATTACCGAGAAGTTGAACGACGTTCCCGAAAACAAATTGACCGCCCAATTGGAAGCGGTCAAAAAAAAAATTGATGCGGAGTTGATGTTGTATTTCCCGGCCCTGTTCAACGATTCGGAAGTGAAAGAATATTACGACATTCTTCGCAAACGAACGTTGGCCGTGTTGAACGGGATTATTGAGGGAAAGCCGGACCCAGGTAAAACGGAAGCCGTGGAGAAATTGACAACGGAACTAATAACGTATTCCAACCCCAAGTTGTTCACGGGTTCTGATGGTGTGGAAATTCAATTTGAACGGCAGTTCGAAAACCTATGTTTGGTTTTATCAGAAAAACTACACGTTGAACCCAAGAAATATACCGTTCTTGAATTCTACAATGCGTTTGATTTTGTAAAGGAACGAGCCAAACAGGCGGAAAGGGCGCAGAAACGGGCAAATAACGGGCGATAACACCCCGGCATATATAATTTATCATACATGAAAAGAAACGCCGAAATACGGGACTTTTTGAAAAAATAACCCGAACACAAAAAGTTGGTAAGATTTGGTTATCTTTGTTGAAAATTTGACGTTATGGAAAATTGGAAACAAATTCACGGCTTTAAGCCTATTTATCAAGTTAGCGACTTGGGACGTGTTCGTTCGTTAGCGCGGTCCACAAATGACAACGGCGGGTTATTTCATAGGAAAGAACGAATGTTGAAATTCAGTAAATCTCGGCTCGGTTATTTGCTTGTTTACCTTTATGCGGATGACGGAAAGAAAAGAACAATTCCGGTACACCAAATCGTTGCAAAAGCATTCATTCCGAACCCAGACAACAAACCAGAGGTAGACCACAAAGACGGCGATAAAACGAATAATTGCGTTGATAATTTGCGTTGGGTAACACACAAAGAGAACTGCGCGAATCCTATAACCGCAAAGAAACAAACGGAATATATTGAAGAAAAAGCGAAACATAAAAAAGAAATAGCCGCTTATACGCAAACCGGGGAATTGGTTGGAATTTGGCCTACTATCACAAAGGCCGCACGGGAAACGAAAACGTGCCGCCATTCAATTTCTTATGCTGCGAACGGCAAATACAAAACTGCAAACAATTTAATTTGGAAATACAATGGATAATCCGTCCCCCATTTACTACAAAGATTTAATCACGCCGGACAATTCAATTACCAATCTGATTGCCCAATTGGATGAATTGATACAAAAGTACGAAGCGGCCAAAAACAAGATTCAAGGCGCGGCGGCAGAAGCCGCGAAAAGTATGCAGAATCTTTCCGGTGCGACCGAGGAACAACGGCAATCTATCGCTGCGATTGCGACGGAATCCGAAAAGTTAACCGCCGCATACAAGAAAAATACCGATGCGGAGCGTGACGCATATAGGGAAAAACAAAAAATAGTCCAAGCGACAAAGGAGCAACAACGCATTGACAAATTGATTGTCGAAATCAACAATTCCAAAGAAGGTTCATACAAGCGTCTTTCGGCCCAATATCGTTTGAATAAAATCCGTCTGGATGAAATGAGTTTGGCGGAGCGTGAGGGAACGCAAGCCGGGCGGACGCTTGTAAAGGAAACCCGCGAGATATACGAAGAAATGTCCCGTTTGCAGAAAGAAACGGGAAAATACACTTTGGAAGTGGGCCACTATGAAAACGCATTGCGCGGATTGCCCGGCCCGATTAACCAAGTTGTTTCCGGATTCTCCAATATGCGCGGCCAACTTGGCGCAATTTCCAAATCTGATTTGCCGGCATCCTCAAAGGCGTTGCAGGGATTCACAACAATACTTTCCGGGACTATCGGAATGGTAATGTTGTTCGTGCGCCAATTGACGGGTTCGGCAAAGACCCTGCGCGAGTTTGAGCAAGCGAACGCGAATCTTTCCACCATACTTGGAGTTACCCGTGAGGAAATGCGGGCGTTGACGGATTCCGCATTGTCATTGGGCCGTAGTACAGAATACACGGCCCGACAGGTTACGGAACTACAAACGGAATTGGCAAAACTTGGTTTCGGCCAGGGTTCAATTATCGCCATGCAAAAACCCGTGTTGGAATTTGCAACAGCCGTTGGCGCTAATCTGGCAGACGCGGCAAGTGTGGCCGGTTCTACCTTGCGGGCGTTCAATCTTTCAAGTGCTGACACGGAAGATGTATTGGCCACATTGGCAGTCGCAACGAACAAATCCGCGTTGTCATTTAGCCGTATTCAAGATTCAATCGGTACGGTGTTCCCCGTGGCGAATGCGTTCGGTCTATCCTTGAAAGACACAACGGCGTTGTTGGGCGCTTTGGCAAACGCTGGATTTGATGCATCAAGCGCCGCGACCGCAACGCGTAATATTATTCTGAAACTCGCCGACGCTAACGGTAAATTGGCAAAATCGTTGGGCGGTCCCGCAAAGACGTTTGATGAAATATTGGACGGACTTATCAAACTGCGTAAAGGCGGCATGGATTTGAATGAAGCGTTAGAGGTTACGGACAGACGAAGCGTTGCGGCCTTTACCGCGTTCATGTCTGGCGCCGAATCCGCCAAGGAATTACGCGCATCCCTTGACGATGTTTCGGGAGAATTGGAACGCATCGAAAAGGAAAGGTTGAACACCGTAGAAGGTGCAACGAAGCTATTGAAATCCGCGTGGGAAGGATTGACGCTTGCGTTTGAATCCTCAAACGGAACAATCAAAACAACAATTGACCGTCTTACGGAATTGGTCGGCGCATTGCAAAACGTTCTTTTCCCCAACGCAACGGCCATTCAATCCGGCGCCGATAATTTCCAAAAACAGTTCCGCGACATCTATACCAAAAGCGGTGCAGATGCCGCTAATGCCGTAATGGATTCTTTGCTGAAAACCTACCAGGAAAAGGCAAAAAGCGCGAAATTCGCCGCCCAAGATGACGGATTGATAAATAAATGGTTGGGGATTGGAAGCACCCAGAAAGCGGCGAAAGATGCCGAAAATTCGTTGGCCGCATTGCGCCAGGCGGTTGGCGTTGTTCGTTCTCAAATCGAAAATGATGCCAGGGAAGCGAAAGAACGCGAAGATAGAGCCGCCGAACAAGCCGCATTGGAAGCAAAGGCCAAAAAAGAGGAATTGACAAAAGAACAGTTAAAGGCGATTGAAAAGGAGAAGAAACAACGCATTGCCGACCGTAAAGCGGTTGTTGATTCCATCAATACAGAGATTGCCGCAACGGAAGCCGGAACGGATAAGATGTTGCAGTTACGTCTGGATAAGGTGGAAGCCGAACGGCAATTGGAGTTGGAGAAGAACCGCCAGAAGACCGAAACCGAGCGCCAGGAAGAAGCGGCAATTAATAATAAGTTTGACAAAAAGAGAATTGACGAAGAAAAGCAATTTAACAACGAGGTTTCCAAACTCGCAGTTCAGCGTTTGCAAGCCGAACAACAAGCAATCCAATTGCAGATAGCCATTACCGAGGATGGCACAGATGAAATGCTGCAATTGCGATTGCAGAACATCGAAAAACAACGCGAAATCGAAATTGAGCAAAACAAGCAAAAGGACGAAAAGATTCGCCAGACGGAAAAGGCAATCAACGCCAAATACGATTCAATGCGTTTGAAAGAAGAAGCCGACTTTAATACGAAGTTGGCCGAACGCGATTTGAAAGCCGCGCAAGACCGGGCGCAAGCTGAAAATGAACTATTAGACCAGAACGAACGACAGAAAACCATTTTCCGATTGCAGCAAGAGAAAGCCAGATTGGAAGCGATTTTGGAAATAAACAAGACGGCCACGAAGAAAATGACCGCAGATGAAATTGCGGCCATCAAAGCGACCATTGCGGGCATTGAGAAAGAGGTAAAGAAAGTTCCCTACAAGAATCTATACGAATTGTTGGGAATTGGCCTGGATTCCGACCAGCAAGACGCATTGAACACGGCCATTGATTCCGTCAAAGATTCCATCGGTTCGTTGGTTGATTCCTGGAATAAGGCGGCGGAAGCCGCGTTGAATGCCGCCAACGCGCAAGTGGACGCGGCGCAAAAGACGTTGGATGCCGAGATAGAAGCCAGAAACGCCGGTTATGCTAATGAGGTAGCGACCGCGCAGAAAGAATTGGAGTTGGCGAAAAAGAACCAGGAACAAGCGATAAAGGAGAAGCAGAAAGCGGAAAAAGCCCAATTGGCTATTGATTCAATTACACAGGCATCCAGTTTGGTAACGGCATCTGCCAACATTTGGTCTGCGCTTTCCGGCATCAAGATAATTGGCCCGGCGTTGGCTATTGCCGCCATTACAACCATGTGGGGTTCGTTTGCGGCGGCAAAGATAAAGGCTGCCCAGGTTGCGGGACAAACGGAACAATATGGCGAAGGTACGGTTGAATTGTTGCAGGGCGGTTCCCATGCCAGCGGCAAAGATATTGACCTGGGAACAAAGCCGGATGGAACGCGGCGCCGCGCCGAGGGCGGCGAATACTTTGCCGTCATCAACAAGCGGAATTCCCGTCGTTATGGCAAATTGATTCCGGATGTAATCAATTCGTTCAACAATGGCACGTTTGCGGACAAATACCAACGTGCCAACGCATCAATGGGCAGTTATGCCATTGGCATGATGAACGGCGGAAATACGGACGTTTCCGGGCTTGAAAAGGATGTTGCCGCAATCCGCGAACAGGGCAACCGCGCCCAATACGTGGACGGCCAAGGAAATACCATTATTCGGTACAAAAATTTGACCCGCAAGATTTATAAAAACTAATAAATTTTGAAAGGAAAATGAACCCGATTTATAAATTTCAGCTATCCGACGGCGTAACGACACACCAGGCGTTCCCGCTTTTCAAAGATGATTTGGCGATAGATTACGGGTTGGAGCAAAACCAAGAATTCTACCGCGGCAAGTTGTCCGGGAAACTAACGTTCCAACGGAATGACTACGCGTTTATTCGTAGCAAGGCATTTGACACGCAGTTTTTCGTTACAATCTCCATTTCGTATGATGGCGGGGAAACGTGGGTAGCGTATTGGTCCGGTCAATTTTGGAAAACGGATTGCGAGTTTGACCAGGACGCGGAAACAGTCACGGTTACACCAAGCGTCAACGATAAATATAACGCGATTCTCGCGGGGTTGCAGAAAGAATACAACCTTATTGACCTTGCGCCAGTAATCCAGCCCGTAAAGATGGATAAGCGGCCAATGATTCAAATATACGTACC